ACGCAGTCGACTGGCAGAAGTATCTTGTTGCGTGGCCGATGGCACGGTTTCTCCGACAGTCGGAGTTACCGCCGTGCCCCGCAACCCTCGATAAGCACTTTGGTGGAGGTTCCGCCGAACCGGGTTTCAACCCCTGGAAGCGTCTGCTCTCAGGAGGAACCCGCCGCCACTTCCTCAACCTCCTTGCTTCACGAACGACCGAAAATCGGCCCATGCGAGTATTCCATGCGATTCTCCAGGGTGTGAAGCGAGGCTGCGCTACGGTACCGGGTGACTTCCAGGTGCAGGCCATGCGAAAGCATCAGGCTGCCCTGACTCGAAGTCTCCCCGTGATTCCCGACAAAGAGTTGAAGCAATTCCGACTGAAGTTTCGGGCGATCTTCCGTAGGCAGGGAAGTTGGCGGTCTATGAAAGGTAGGGAATGGTCTACATTTGGATCCGACCCTCGGATGCGGCATTTTGCTGATCTTCCGGGCAATCCGGGCTTCAACGCGTGCTTCGAGAGCACACGGGCCGACGGTGGTCGGGCGGGCTTTGTTCGTAGCACTTTGCTCGAGCAAGCTCCGCTGTTTGGGGAGGAATCGTTCCTTGAGGACTGGCCTCTTCTTGGCATGGCGTTTGATCCTAAGAAAGGTGTTACCGAAGATCGGAGATACCTTCCTCGGGTAAAGAACTCTGTGGCTCAGCAGCTCGCCCTGAAATCCCTTGCGGAATCAGGTGGCAAGTGCCAAGCCCAGGTCGCCGGGTGCCTTGAACCCCTCAAATGTAGACTCATTACAAAAGGAAGCGGTCTTCCTTATTGGGCGTCGATGCCGGTCCAGCAAGCCATGTGGCAGAGGATGCAGCGTTACAGCTGTTTTCAACTGACCGGACGTCCAATGGACGGCTCAGATATTGCAGATGTGCACGATAAGTGCCATTCCCTCGGTCTTGCCTTTGACGATTTCGTAAGTGGCGACTACTCAGCCGCTACCGACGGATTGTCGCAGCAGATCAACTCGCTGTGCCTCGAGGAGGCACTCGGCGGTGTTGGGGCGACCGAGGATGAGAGGACCATCTGCAGAGCCGTGATGGGGAACCACACGATTCATTACGTGCGGGGGCTCGGAAAGGACTGGCAGTTTGATGCCAATCATGCTTGTTCCTATCCGAATGCCTTAAAGACAGAGGAGCACAAGATCGAGCAGACCAACGGTCAGCTCATGGGCTCTCCAATGTCATTCCCCATTCTCTGCGCCATCAACCTCGCCGCATTCTGGCTGGCACTCGAGGAGTATACCGGTCGATCCTTCAAGATTGAAGATCTTCCGGTGAAGGTGAACGGCGACGACATATTGTTCAAGGCCAACGAGTCCTTCTACCAGATCTGGAAG